GGCCAAATTCTAAAGGCCGATGATGAGCAACGCATGGTCTATGGCTGGGCCTCTGTAGTAACCGAAAAGGGTGAACCAGTAGTTGACCGCCAAGGCGATGTTATAGAACCTGACACACTTGTTAAAGCTGCAAGCAAGTTTATGGAACATGTACGTGTCGGTAAAGAAATGCATAAGGGTAATCAGATTGGGGCGGTAATTCACTCCATGCCTATCACTAAAGAGATTGGCGAATCCCTTGGCATCCAGAGTGACCGTGAAGGCTGGGTCGTCGCTTTTAAAGTATATGACGATGAAGTCTGGTCTAAGGTTAAGTCTGGCGAACTTGCGGCCTTCTCTATTGGGGGTCGTGCAATCAAGGAGGACTATAGTGCCTAACCTACTCAAACAGCTTGAACTGGATGAATTGTCCCTAGTGGATCGTCCTGCCAATGCACAGGCAATGGTCTCCTTGTTCAAGCGTGACAATTCCAATGGAGATCATATGGAACAGGAACTAGAGAAAATGGGATACGACGAAGATAAAGTCAAAGCCTATATGAAAGAAAAAGGTTGTGACCGTGCAGAAGCTATGAAGGCTTTGAACATGGAAGAGCCTACAGAAAAAGCTGAAGAGATTGACCCAACAGTTGCAGAAGTTGATGAACAAGACATCTTGCAAGCTGCTGTTGACACACTTAAGCTAGAGAACGAGCGTCTACGTAAAGCCCTTATCGACAATGGTTTTGTAGTTAAAGCAGAAGCAGTTGAGAAGAAAGAAGAGCCAGAGTACATTGAGTACGAAGGTGAGCAAATCAACAAAGCTGATGTACCTGCGGTTATTCTGAAAGCTCTAGAATCGGCAGAACTAGCTAAAGCAGACGCAGAGCTAACCAAACGTGCAACAGAAGCACTACCACACTTCGCTGAAGAGGTAGCTAAGTCTTTGGTCGCTGAGTTTGGTGACAGCGAAGGTATCATGGAAACTCTGAAAGCTGCTGATGCAGTATTCGCAGAGAACATGGAAGAAGTTGGCAAGTCAGACGCAGACGGTGAGTTTGCTACGGCTGCCGATAAAATGGAATCTCTTGTCAAGTCTTATATGGAAGAGAAAGAGATGAAGAAGGGTGATTACGCTAAAGCATACGCTGCTGTAGCTAAAACTGACGAAGGTAAAGCCCTAATCAACAAAAGCTATAAAGGGGAATAATTATGGCTGTAATGCAAAGCCGTGACACACGGACATTCATTGCTGGCGAAGACCTATCGTCAGCACAATTTAAGTTCGTCACTCTAGAAGCAGATGGACAAGTTGACCTAGCAGACGCTGCTGGTGAACGTGCTATCGGCGTTCTATTGAACGAACCAACAGCAGGTAAAGCTGCTACTGTTGCAATGACTGGTAAAGTTATGGCAGAAGCTGGTGCTTCTGTAACTGCTGGTGACGCACTACAAACAGATGCCAATGGTGACGCAATCACTGCTGCTTCTGGTGACTACGTAATGGGTTATGCTCTTGAAGATGCCGTTGACGGTCAAGTCTTCGCTATTGAGTTGATCCAAGGCGGCAACATCGTAGCATAAGGAAGGATATAACAAATGCCATTGCTAACTCCATCACAGGTACATATTGATCAGCCGTTAACAAACCTGACAATTGCCTATGTACAATCACAAGAGAACTTCATCGCTGATAAAGTTTTCCCAGTAGTCGGCGTTCAGAAGCAGTCTGACAAGTACTACATCTATGACCGTGCAAACATGAACCGCACAGGTGACGTTAAAGCTCTTGCACCACGCACAGAGGTTAACCGTATCGGTCAAGCAATCTCAAACGACTCATACTATGCAGACGTTTACGGTCTAGGTATGGACTTTGATCAACAGACACTAGCTAACGAAGATGCAGCATTGGACGTTCGTTCATCAGGTGCAGCTACTTTGGTTAACCGCCTAATGATCCACCGTGAAGAGCAGTTCGCTGATACATTCTTCGCAGCTTCAGTTTGGGGTACAGACAACACACCATCAAACTTGTGGTCAGACTACACAAACTCAACCCCAATCAAAAACGTGACAGACGCTCGCCGCACTATGCAGCTTAAGTCTGGTGGCTTCAAGCCAAACACAATGGTTGTTGGTAAAGAAGTTCGTGACGTTCTTATCAACCACCCAGACATCCTAGCACGTTTGAACGGTGGCGCAACTGTAACAAACACTGCACTTATCACTAACGCTAAGTTGGCAGAAATCTTTGAAGTAGAAAACTTCTACGTCATGGAAGCAGTCAAGAACTCTTCAGTTGAAGGTGTTGCAGAGTCAAACGCATTCATCGGTGGTAAACACGCATTGTTGGCACACGTTGCTCCAAATGCAGGTCTAATGACACCAATGGCTGGTGCGACATTTGCATGGAACACACTAGAAGGTGTTAACAACCTAGGTGTTACTGTTGAGTCATTCTCAGACGATGCACTTAAGCGTCAGCAAATCGCAGAACACATCCAAGTTAAGATGTCCTATGACATGAAAGTCACAGGCTCAGACTTGGGTTACTTCTTCGACACAGTTATTGCTTAATAACAACTTTGGTGGGGCTTCGGTCCCACCTCTCAACCCGAGAGATATACTATGACCCGACTACCTTTTCAAATTGACCGACCAGTTTTCGTAAAAGAACCTTGGGACGATAAGTACAAACAAGGCGATCACCTACCGTGGAAAGAATTGTCTATTCCCTATGATCGTGTCCTTCGTATGTACAATCAACACCAACTCTATCATAACGACGAGCTAGAAACTAAAGCTCGTGTAGGTGATGGGCTAGAGGCACTAGACGCAGAACAACTAGACGCTCTGGTTAATTCTATTAACGAAAAGGTCAAAGCTAAGACACCTAACAATGCTGCATACGAAAAGCAGAAGTGTAAGAAGTCTAAGGTACTGGATAAACAGCGTGGGCTTATTCGTAGCTGGCGCAGAAACTACGGACACTTTGAGGTAGACTAATGGCTTGGAGCTACGACGAAACTGATCTTGGTACAACGACAGCTTCTGGTCGTCTGAACACTGTTCGCCTTTTACTTGGTGATACAGACACAAATGATCAGCAGGTTAAGAACGAAGAGATTACTTTCGGATTAGCTCAGGCTAACGATAACGTATACTACGCTGCTGCATGGTGCGCACGTACAGTAGCCGCACAGTATGCACGTAAGGTTACTACCTCACTAGACGGTGCCTTAAAAGCAGACTACAGTGACCTGTCAGGCCAGTACAGTAAGCTGGCAGAGAACCTAGAGTATCAAGGCAAGAAAGTTTCTGCCACTGTGGGTATCAAAGCTGGTGGTATTACTAAGTCAGGTGTAGAAGCTGTCCGTGGTAATACTAACCGTATCGAACCTTCATTCCGTCGAGACCGCTTCCGTAACCCACCAGATTATAACACAGACGACACAGATTACGCATAGGGGGTCTAGATGTCCTTTCGCTCTTTCGACCTCTATAACCTAGTGAATGACTTCGGTCAAACTGTTACACTGCGTAAGACTACCACTTCTGGTACTTATGATCCAGCCACTGGTTCGGTAAGCGGTGTAGCAACTACAGACTACTCTATTACAGCTTACTTCTATAACTACGATCAAGGTATTGTAGCTAACCTAGATGAAGTTCGTCGTGGTACTCGTAAGTGTGTCATTTCCGCTGTAGGGCTTGCTGTAGAACCTGATGATGAAGACCAGTTGGTAGGTGTAGATGATACCGTTAACATTACTTCTGTTACTACTATTTACTCTGGTACTACCAAGCTGTGTTACATCTGTAGTGTGAGTGAGTGATGCTTAAAACTACACTTAAGATTAATCCCTCTCTCCGCAAGAAGTTTGATGCACTAGAGCAAAGAGCCGAAGATGCTGTAAGAGATAAACTCATAGATATAGCACAAACAGCAGTCTCAGCTTCTCCAGTAGATACAGGTGCATATGTAACCTCATTTTCTTATACCGTAGGTGCTGGTCGTCCGAGAGGTAAGTCTTCGACTAATAAACCAACAGGTCAAAATCCTCAAGCGATGCGTCAAGAAGGTTTCAGTAATCTTATGACTGATGTTAATAAGTTGAGAGACTTGCTTAACACAACGAGCATCACACTAAGAAACGGCTCACCACACGCTACTACTGTAGAGTACAAACACGGGTATCATGTATTTGCTAAGGTAAGGAATATTCATGGCTAGTATACATAACGATATCCGTGCTGCTTTAGAAACAGAACTATCTACTGTCTCTGGTTTACCTAGCATAGCATATGAGAATGTTTCTTTTGATCCGACAACAGGTACAAGCTATATCAAGTGCCAGTATGTCCCGACACTCCGTAGACCTGCTGTAAGAGGCTTAAACCCACAACAGAGATATCAAGGTATATTTACTGTTCTTGTTTATACCCCAGAAGGCAACGGCCCAGCTACTGCTGATGATTTAGCTAACAAAGTTATAGAGGCTTTTGAAGCAACGACAGACATTAGCTTTACTAACTCGTCCGATGAGACAATCATAGTGTCCATAGATTATGCTGAGAGACAGCAAGGCTTTGTGGACAGTCCTTGGTACTACGTTCCGA